CCTGTTCATCAGTTCGGAGATTACATTACTACTTCTGACGTATTGGAGCTTACAGCTATTGACCCTATTATTAATGATAACCTTAGAGATTTGGGAGACCAGTCGGGAAGAACTCTTGATACGGTTGTTAGAGATATAATCAATACTGGAACTAACGTACAGTATGGTGATGGCTCTATACTTGCAAGACACTTGCTTGTAGGTGGCGAATCTACAGGAAATCATTATATTACTGTTAAAATGGTTAAGAACGCTGTTAAGACACTAAAAAGATACCTTGCGAAGAAAAAAGGTGACAGTTATGTTGCAATAATTCATCCTGACGTATCGTATCACTTAACAGAAGACCCGAAATGGCAATCAGTAACCAATTACAACCCAAAGAATTGGTATAACGGCGAAATCGGAAAGATAGAAGGCGTTAGATTTGTTGAATCCACCGAGGCTAAGATATTCCATGCGGAAGATTTATCGGCAGGTGCAAGAGATTTAACGGTTGCTTCTTTATCAAGCAAAACATTTACTATTGATGAAGTTTTAACGGCAGCAGATGCAACGGCTTTAGTAGGAAGAAAAATTATAGTTAAAGGCGTTCTTTATACAGTTGCAGAAGCAGCCGCAGGAGCTGCTGGAGCTGCAACAATAACTGTAAAAGAAACTGTAACAGGTACTCCTGGCGATGGAGAAATAGTATATCCTGGTGAAGCAGGAGCCAAAGGTCGTGATGTATATTCAACCCTTATCATAGGTGAAGATGCATACGGCGTTACTACTATTGATGGTGGAGGATTACAGAATATCGTTAAAGCTAAAGGCTCAGCCGGAACAGCCGATCCATTGGATCAACGTTCGACTCAAGGTTGGAAAGCTATTCAAGGTGCGGTTGTATTAACTGATGCCTACATGGTAAGACTTGAAACTTGCACAGAAGAAAATGACTACGGTGCAGGAATAAACTAATAAACTAAGGAGCGTTACGAACGCTCCTTTTTAATTTAATTAAAATTATGGGAGGATATTATGGCAGCTAAAAAAGAACCTGAAACAACTATAGATGAAACAAAGAAAGGCACAGCAGAGGAAACGAATTTAAAAGAAGTTGAAGTAAAAGAAGAAGTAAAAGCAAAAGAATTTGATCCAAATGAATACATGAAGGAAAGAGTTCCTTACATGGCATTTAAGGATGATGGCAAGTACAAGGACGACATTGTTGTTATAGTAAACGGCAGCAATTTCATAATCAAAAGGGGCGAATTGGTGAAAATACCAAGATATGTTTTGACTGTATTGGAAAGCAAGGACAGAGAATTGCGTACTGCAAATAAATACATCGAGGATGCAAAACAAAGAGCAGGATTTTAAGGAGGTGTGGCTATGACACCTTTAGAGTTAATCGATAGAGTAAGAGAATTTAAGCCGTGTATACTTGAAAACACGGCTTTATTGTCATTTTTAAGCAACATTGATACGGATGAATTGTTGCTGACAGAGGAATTTTCAGAAGTATATGAGTATTATGTTGCATCGCAGATTGACTTGTATTCGAATGATATACCAAGCTATAACAATTTTTCGATGTTACATAATAATGCAATGAAAGAGTATATGAACTATATGAAAACAAGAAAACAACCTTCTCCTGTAAGACAATATGATTACAAGGGGGCGTTTAAGAAATGAAACTACCAATCTTAAACGAGTTGCCTAAATCTGAAACAAGCATTATTGATTTTAGAGGACTGAACAGAACCATATCGGCATCAACCAATGAAATGATTGACTGTAAAAATATATCCTTGAAAGACTACCCTAAGCTTACTACAAGGAAACCAAGAGAGGTTATATATCAAGATATAGTCAATCCTCAAGCTATTTTTAAAGGGCAGAAGCTTTATTACATAGCTGATGGTAAGTTTTATGTTGATGGAGTTTTAAAATTTTCGGGACTTTCGACAGGGAGGAAAAGCATTGTAGAATTCCATAAGAAAATTTGTATATTCCCTGATAAGAAATACTATAACGAAACAGACGGAACAAATGGAAATATAGGTAATGCCTCAGTGTATCCGGCAGCAGGAAGTTGTCCTGATATTGATTATGCTTGTGTGCATGATAACAGAGTATTCGGGGTAAAAGGCTCTACTATATACGCTTGCGCTTTGGGTAACATCCAGGATTGGACAACTTTTGTCGATGTTGACGGTAATCCATCAGAGGTAGGAGCTTATGCCGTGGATGTTGCTTCCCCGGGTGAATTTAAAGGCTGTATTGAATATCAAAATCATGTTGTCGCTTTAAAAGAAAACTATCATCATGAGTTATACGGACAGAAACCATCTAATTTTACTGTTATTGAAGTTAGTAAAACGGGAACATCCGAAAATAATTCGTTGGTAGAGGTCAATTCTGTACTTTATATGCTAAATAAACAAGGTGTATTCAGATATGGTGGCGGTCAAGCTTCTAATATATCACTGAATTTGAATGAAAATTATGTAAGTGGCGTATCTGGTACTAATGGCAGATTTTTATATTTAAGCCTTTATAATGGAACAGAATACAATTTATATGTGTTCGATAGTTTGACACAGCTATGGTGGCGTGAAGATGATATGCAGGCGGTAGACTTTGCTCAAGATGGGGATATATTGTATTGCTTAGCTGCGGATGGCAAGGTTTATAAATTTAATTCCGGTACAGAAGAAATAGAATGGCAGTTCACACTGACGGATTTAAGTGAAATAGGCAAGGTCAATAAAAAGAATACTACGATTTATGCTTCAATCTATGCGGAATATGATACAGAGATTGAGGTGTTAATATCGGAAGATAGAAAAGATTTTAAAAGAGTTGCAGTTTACAGATATGACAGCGATACTGTAAAGAATATTCCAATAAGCATAAATGCTGTAAGTGAACTCAAGATTAAGATTCAAGGTAATAAATATGCTGAGGTCTATAGCATACAGAAGAAAGTTGTCGGGGGTGGTGTTGTATGGCGATGATAACAACGCCGATTCCTGACGTAAACGGCGCTAAGTCTGTAGATCAAAAAATAGAAATGCTCTTAGACAACTACTTTATACTTCGTAAAGAAATAGAGTATGGAATGCAGAATGTTGACTTTGAAAACCTGTCAACTAATTTCAATAAAAGATTGACTGATAATTTCGGAAATGTTGCTGAACTGATTCTTACATCTGAACTCTTCTCAACGAGATTAGGTGATGCAGAAGGGAACATTTCTTCTTTATCTCAAATTTCTACAGCTATTGAATTAAGGGTATCGGATGCAGAAGGCAATATAAGTTCATTGATTCAAACATCAAACAGTTTAAGCTCAAGAATTACAGATGCAGAAGGCAATATCAGTACAGTAATACAAACATCCGAAACATTGACAAGCCGAATAACGACAGCAGAGGGCAATATAAGCACGGTTACTCAAACGGCAAGTAGTTTATCGAGCAGGCTTACAACGGCAGAAGGCAATATTTCGACTGTTACTCAAACGGCTAACAGCCTTACAACAAGGATAAGTGATGCAGAGGGCAATATATCTACCATACAACAAACAACTACAGGCATAACAGCAGCTATTAATGCTACTAAGCTTGTATTTGATAATAGCGGGCTGACTGTTAAGAATGGTGGTTTTAAAATTATGGATGGCTCAACTAAAACGGTTGGTATTTCCTCAAGCGGCGTATTGGA